GTATCTCCGATTATTGTAAACCGAACAAAATTTCCCCCAACAACGCTTACAGCACCAAGCGACACACAAATTTCGTTTTTTGTCAAGTGCCTATTTTTATTATTTCAAAATATACCGAACAACATTTTGTTGAAAAATTTTTCAAAATATGCTTGACATATACAACATATTATGGTAGTATGTAGACAGTTAATAAGACGTCAATTAACTAATTTGGTTTGCTACCTAAAGCAAGAAAGAAGGAACAAAAATGGAAACAAGAAAGTATGAAGTAGAAGTATTAGAAAAGAAAGGAACTTGTGATAATAGCCTATTTGAGAAAATGGCAAAAAAGGGAGATTTGACAGCAATTAAATTAAGCGAAATTCTAAATGTTGAAGTAAAAATAACAGGATACGCAAAATGTCATATTGTAACAGACGACAAAGAGTTTGACATCAATTATTTCGATACAGAAGAATACGGTCTAATATCAAGCGGAAGTGAGATATTTACTGAAAGCGTAATAGACTATTTCGGAGAAGTTGAAAGAGTAAGATTAGTAGAAGTAAAAACAAAGAAAGGAAAAACATACAAAGCCGTACCAGTATTAGGAAACAACAAAAAAGAAGAAAAAACAGAGACTAACGAAGAAACTACAAACGACGATTTACCATTTTAGAATATTTGTAGTAAAGGAGAAAAAATATGCCTAGTAAAAAGATTCTTTCACGAGAAGAACAAGAGTTATACAACGAATTAAAGAAATTATCAAAACGAGCTAATCAACGTATAGTTAGATTAGAAAGAGAGTTCGGAAAGGATACTTGGGCTACAAAATATTTGAAAGAAAAGCTTGCAACCGAACCGTTGCAAGCTTGGACTTTATCTGGGAGAGTTAAAGTAAATAAATCTATGACAGTTACACAAATGCAAGCAACTATAAAATTTACAAAAGAATTTTTGAATAGTAGTATTTCAACTAAAAGAGGAATAAAAAAAGCAAAACAAAAAGCGATAAAAACATTAAAAACGCGATTTAGTACGGACGTGTCGGAAATATCGTACGAAGAGGCAGAAGTATTAACACATTTCTTTGACGATAAAGAAGTAAACGGCATAACAAATTATATAAAAGGCTCGGACGTACTGGCGATTATAGAAGAGGCAAGAGAGAAAAACTTTGATTATGAAACTTTTTCTAATATAATGAACGGATATATTATATACAACAAGGGAAAGGGCAATATAGAAAGTATATTACGCAAAATTTATATTAAATATGTATACAAAGGTAATACAGAAAAAAGCGAAGTTGATATGTTATACAATAATTTTGAGAGTACTATTGATTTAGCTAATACGCAAACTGAATTAGACGAAATAGAATCAATAGTAGAAGATTTATTACAACAAAACAAAATAAATGAAAAAGAATACACATATTTAATAAACAAAATAAATGATAAGAGAAAAGAGTTATAGTATGAAATATTACAAAGAATTTCAATGTTATTTTGGAGATATTGTACGGCGACAGAAAAAAGGTCGACAATACAATATATACATTTGACATTGAAACAACAAGTTATTTGATATTAGACGGAAAAGTAATTCCGGCAATTAAATATTTGGAATTAACCGAAGAAGAACAAATACGAGCAGAATATAGAAGTTTTATGTATATATGGCAATTTGGGATAAATGATACAATATATTACGGTAGAACTTGGGAAGAATTACGAGCGTTTTTGATTAGACTAGATTATTACAATTCGGCAAAAAAGATAGTATTTATACATAATTTAGCGTTTGAATTTCAATACTTAAAAAGTGTATTTCGATTCAAAAATGTTATAGCAAGGAAAAAACACAAAGTTATGCGTTGCGAAATGGAAGATTACAACATAGAATTGCATTGTAGTTATATGATGTCAAATTGTGCGTTGAAATTACTTCCAAAAGTATTTATGTTACCAGTTGAAAAGAAAGTAGGAGATTTAGACTATACATTAATGCGAACGCCGGCAACAGAATTGACAGAAAAAGAGTTGGGCTATTGTGAATACGACTGTTTAGTAGTATACGAATATATAAAAAGAGAACTAGAAACGTACGGTCGTGTTGATAAAATACCAATAACAAGTACGGGACACGTAAGGCGAGAACTAAAAGAAAGAATTTCGAAAGACTGGGACTACAAAAACAAAGTCAAAAAATCAATAAATATAAACCCGCACATATATAATTTATTACAAGACGCGTTCGCGGGCGGATATACACACGCTAACTACATATATGCAAACGAGATATTAAAAAATATAGAAAGCTGGGACTTTACGAGTTCGTATCCGTATATATTAGTTTCACATCAATTTCCGTCGACAGAATTTCGCGAGTGCAATATAAAAAGTGCTAGTCAAATGTTGAAAAGATTTGCATATATAATAGTTGTTGAATTTACAAATATAAAATCGAAATATTTTAATAATTTTATTTCGGCAAGTAAATGTAAAAATATATACAATGCTGTATATGATAATGGACGTATTATACAAGCTGAAAAAATAACAATGACTTTGACTGATATTGACTTTTATTTTTTATTAGATACGTACAAATACGATAGTTACGAAATAAAAGAAAGTTATTATAGCGTATACGATTATTTACCAAAACAATTCATAGAATTTGTTTTAGAAAAATACGTAAATAAAACAGCATACAAAAACGTAGAAGGTATGGAAGTAGAATATGCAAAAGAAAAGAACAAATTTAATGCTTTGTATGGTATGAGCGTAACAAATATGATACGCGACGAAGTAATATACGACAACGAGAAAGACTGGTACGAACGTGTTTTAGAAAATAAAGAAATACTAGAAAAATTAAATGAAGAAAAAAAGAAAGCGTTTTTGTCTTTTGCTTATGGTGTATGGGTTACAGCGTATGCACGTTCTAATTTGTTAAAAAATGTAATACAATTAGACGATAAAATAGTATATTGCGACACTGATTCTATGAAATTAAAAGAAGGGTACGACAAAAGCGTTATAGAAAAGTATAATAATTTTGTTATAAAGAAGTTAAAACACGTTAGTAAAATATTAGATATACAATTTGAAAGGTTTTCGCCAAAGGACAGCAAGGGCGAAAGGCACACGCTCGGGGTATTTGATAATGACGGAAAGTACGAAGAATTTATAACACAAGGGGCGAAAAAATATGCCTATACAAAATGGATAGATAAAAAGAAACTAAAAGACGATATGAACGTGCAAGAAGTAAAGGGCGACAAAGTAAAAGTATTAGAAATAACGGTCGCGGGTGTTCCAAAAACTGGAGCGTTAGGACTAAAAAACTTGTCGGAATTTAAGGACGACTTTGTATTTGATTTTAAGTATACAAACAAAAATTTACTAATGTATTGCGAGAATCAAGAAAAATGTTGTATAATTGATTACAAAGGAAAAGAATATCAAGTAACAGACAAAACGGGTTGTTGTATTGTACCAACAACGTATGTATTAGGAAAAGCACTAGAATACGCGGACTTAATTTCGGATAGTTCGAGCAAAAGAGCAAAATATAAGGAGTGAAAAATGCAAGATTTAGAATTTATTAAAAAATTTTCAAAAATAACTGTATCGCGGAGCGTGTAAAAAAACAAAAGTAGATAGAGCGAGTCTATTATCAAACAGAGTGAAAGAAGAAAAAGTCAAAAAAGTACGAGAAGAAATCGAAAGCGAAATCGCAAAATTATATATAAAGGAAGAAAACGAAAATGGCTAATAAAAAAATTATCCATTACAATATAGATAAAATAGACGCGGTGCGGTGCTAGAATTAATTTAATATACGGCGAGCGTTCGAACGGTAAAAGTTACCAAGTAAAACACAAAAAAGCCGTAGAAAAATACTTAAAAACTGGGAAAAGATTTATTTTAATGCGTCGTCTACGTGAAGAAATAACAAGCGAAAAAATCGAACAATATTTCCAAGACGTAGACGTAGCAAAACTCACTAACGGAAAATATAATTGTATAACTTTATATAGAAAAATTCTTTATTTGTCTATCTATGACAATGAAACTGGAAAAACAAAAAGATATGAAAAAATCGGATATGTTGTCGCATTATCAACCGAGCAAAACTATGCGGGTGCGAGTTATTTAGATGTAGAAGACATCATATTCGAAGAATTTATGTCGCGTTCTACATATTTGCCAAACGAAAGTAATAAACTAATGAATTTCTATGCGACAGTAGATAGAAAACGATTAACAGTAAGATTATGGCTTGTTGGAAATACAATATCAAGGGTTTGTCCTTATATAAACGACTGGGGGTTACATAGTATTATAAGTTATCAAAAGCAAGGAACAATAGAAGTGAAAGAAATTCCGGACGTTGTCGAAGGAAACCCGCCAATAAAAATAGCACTAGAATATTGCTTATCAACTGGAAAAACATCTGGAACAATAGGCACAAACGCAAAAATGATAAATACGGGAGCGTGGGAAACGCACCCACAACCACATTTGCCAAAAAGCTATAATAGTTATAATGTATTATTTCGATTCGGTTTTCAATATCAAAGTTTCAAATTTTTGTGTGAATATTTAATAGACAAAGACACAAAAAAGGACGCTATATGGTTTATACGTCCATATTATAAAGAATTTTCTAGTAATATTATTGTATTTTCTGACGTAGTCAAAGTGTCAAAATATTGGCAACGTGATATATACAATATATCAATAAAAAATGATAGACTTCGTAACTTGTTTATGACATTTAAGGAAAACAAAATATTTTATGCAAACGATATGACGGGAACAGATTTCAAGCAAGTTATAGATTTTCAAATAAGGAGATAGAAAATGAATAGTAAAATTATATTAGTAAAAAATATAAATATTGACAGACAATATACAAACGTGCTTTCGTATACTGAAAATCAAATGTTAGAACTATGCCAAAGTCAAGGACATTTGGTTGCAAGTGCTGACGACTATTCGTTCGTCCGTCCAACTGGAACAATACTTGCGGGGTTTACATACTCTCAATGTTTACAAGCAAATTATATAGCATTTCAAAACCCAGATTATTCAAACAAATGGTTTTTTGCTTGGATAGACGACGTAATATACAAAGGAGATAGAAACACGGAGATTACATTTACAATAGACGCGTGGTCGACGTGGTTTGATTATTGGACGAAAAAAACTTGTTTTATCAATAGACAACACGTAAACGACGATACAATAGGAATAAACACAATACCCGAAAATTTGGACGTAGGCGAAGTAGTAGAAGAAGTAGTAACAGAGGACGCCTCATACGGTAACGAATATGGTTACTGGGTGGCTGTCGCTAGTAACTGGCAAATTAAAGATAATACTACTGGATACGAACTATTAGAACACGACAAAGGTTCGCAATATGCTGGTATTACGGTTTATGATAATACAGTTTTTGGAACACAAATATTTTTAATTAATATTACGCAACTGTCTGATTTTGCAAACTTATATTTATTAATTGCAAGAACAAATATGGACGGACACGTAAGCGACATAGAAAATATTTTCATTGTACCAAACGCATTAATTAGTATGGGAAGTTTGACACAACATACGGCAAAACTAGGGGACAATTTGTCTTTTAATTGGTATACAATGAGATATGATATGACGCCAACTACTTTTAATACCGAAATAGACAAATTGACAAGTTTTACTGGATATACGCCAAAAAATAATAAATGTTTTGTATATCCATACAACTACTTGTTTGTTTCAAATAATAATGGAAGTAATAATATTTATAAATATGAAGATTTTTCAACGAATAAATGTGTATTTGAGAATCAAATATCAATTAGCGTTGGCGGAAGTGGTAGACTTGTTCCAAAGAACTATAAGGGTATGCCGACAAGCGACGACGAGGCATTACCGCTTGGAAAATACCCAACTTGTGCGTGGTCTTCTGACGCTTATACAAATTGGCTAACACAAAATGGCGTTAATATGGCAGTAAATTTAGGGTTAACAGCTGGTGGTATTGCGGCGTCTGTAATGACTGGGGGAGCGGCAGCCCCACTCGCTGCAATGGCTCTAGCGGGTGCAAATACAGAACAGCAAAGACAAAAAATAGGGTTACAACAAAACTTGTCTAATGTACAAAGCGGAGCTAGTATGGGACTATCTATTGCAAGCTCAATAGGAAATACAATAGGACAATTTTATAGTGCAAGTTTAATGCCGAATATTAGTGGCGGTCAAGCAACGGGAGATATTATATGGTCTGCAAATAGAAATTGTTATAGTTTTAGACAAATGAGAGTTAAGACAGAATATTTAAGAATTATAGACGATTATTTCACACGATTTGGTTATGCAATAAAAAGAATAGAATTGCCGAATATAACTGGTCGTACATATTGGAATTATGTTGAAATAGGAAGTAGCGAAGAAATAGGCTATGGAGAAGTGCCAAGCAAATTTATGGAAACAATAAATAATGCGTGTAGACGTGGCGTAACTATTTGGCATAATCATTCAAATTTAGGTAATTATTCTTTATCTAATACAATTGTTAGTTAAAGAAAATTAAAAGAGAGGTAAAACCTCTCTTTTTATTACGAATGACTATAAGGTAATAAAATAACAGAAGCATCAGTTAAATTAGATGATAAAGCTCTATCAACTTTAAAATGAGTTTTATCCAAATATTCAGTAACAACATATTCTGTATTATTTATAGATAATCTTTGAAATACAGAAATATATTCCAATATATTTTTATTTGATACAAGAATAGTTTCGCCTGATGTTCCAGAAACTGTAAAACCAGCCGTAACATTAACACTACGTGAAGTTGATACATTTTTTGAAGTAACAATTTCTGATGTATTTCTCATTGTTGTAAAATCAATAACTGGTTTTCCGAATGTTCTAAAATAACGAACATTACTATTATTTCTTACTAATGTTTCACTATAATTTGCTGTATTACCTTCAAAATAAATATTAGATAAAGCTGTAACTGTAATTGGTTGATTAACATTTATAAGAGTTTCTATTTTATTATATAAAATATCTAATAAGTGGCAATTAGTAAAAACAAACAATAAACTTGTAGGAGCAAAAATTTCATTAAAGGATACATTTCCAAACACACATTTTATTAAATAAATATTATAACTTTGAGAATCAATTTTATTATTTGAAATAGTAATATTTTGACAATGACTTAATTTAATTGCGGTTGAATTTCCAATATTAATTATATTATTCTCAATTATAACATTTTTTAATAAATACTCATTACCATCTCCTTCTCCTATACCACTAATATTAATACCTAAACCAGAATCTATTGTACTTTTAATATTATTATTTTTTATAATAATATCATGCATATGTAAATCTCTAATACTAAAACGCTGGTCATTAAATAAATCCATATTATATTTTATATTTTCAAAATTACAATTTTCTACTCTTATATAATTTGCACCATGACTGTCAATTGCAGTCCAACTTTCATTATTTTTAAAATTACAATTTAAAATATTTATATATTCTGGAAAATCTGTCGAATCATAAGGCGTTGATGTTGTACAAATCATATATGTGTTTGAATTACTTGTACTTGTATCATAAGCATTTTCAAAATTACAATTTGTAACATTCCAATATTTAGAATCATTAATAATCATTATCATATTATAACCGGATTTTTTAAAATTACATTTATCAATATTTATATAAGAGGAATCAAAAGCATGAATCCCAAAATAAAACTCATTAAATATGCAATTTTCAAAATTAATATATAAAGAATCTTGAAGTAAAACACAAGCTTTAAAATTTGTAGTAGCATCTCCATGAAGTTCAGAACCTTCTATTTCCTCTCCATTTTGAAAATAGCAATTTTTGAATTTTATATTTTCCTTTTCATTAATAACAAATATACTAGCAATTTCATCATTTGTAGGAATAATAAACTTTGTATTATTTCCTAATATTGTAGTATGACTTTTTGGTTCTATATTTTTAATATAGTAAGTTCCATTATCAAACTGGAACGTAGTTCCCTCTGGCATAGCGGTAAATAAAGCCTGTAATTGAGTAGACATATCTGTTCCATCATTTTTAATTCCATATTTTGATACATCTATTATAATATTTTTTTCAATAATTTTTTCTGCAATTAAATTCGGATAATTTGTTAATGCAACAATATTATCTCCATCAATAACATCTGTATTTAGCACACCTCTTATTTTATAATATGCACCTAATCCATCGTTATATAAATTTTTTCCAAATGTTCTTGCAAAACTTCCATTTGCTAGATTCTGTGCATTTGCCATATTTGAAACAGTATTAAATGCTAATATTCCCGCTAACTCTAAATATTGAGCTATAATGTCTGTTAGTTCTCCGCTTTCTGCCATTTCGTCAAGTTTGTTGTTTATTTCTTCTTGTACATCTAAATTATCAAAATAATTTGATACATAATCTGTTAATGTTTCAACTTGTGTTCCCAATGTATTAGTAGCATTTACAACTTTTGATAATTCATTTCCAAGTTTGCATAATAATTGCCATTCGGTTAGTGCGTCGAAATCTGCTTCAATAAATGGGAAATTTTCTAATATAAACCATTTGAAAGGTGGTAACCTTTTATAATTAAAATTATTCATTTTAATCTCCTTTCTATACTATTTGATAAAAAAGACAGTCAAGGTCTTTGAATATCATACCATAAATTGATTTTATGTTTTCTTGCATTTCTTTATATATTGCGATTTTGTCTGCCGGACTTCTTTTAATTGTTTCGTTATATACGTTATTGTCTGTTCCGTGTTGGTGTTCATTGTTTGTTGCTTGTGAATTTCCTTCCGACGTTGAATTGTCTTCGCCATAATTTTTGTTTGTGTCGTAATTATAATTTGTTACATAACTGCCGTCACGAACATTTTGTAATTGATTTTGAGGAAGTTCGCTATTTCTTCTGTCTGATGTGTCGTCGGTTTCTGTTGTGCTATGATTTACTAAACTATTTGACGCTTGATTTGTACTTGTATTTGTACTGTCTTGTGTTCTATTATCTGTTCCAGTTCTTGTCATTTCTTCTCCGTCTGAAAAAATATTCCAGTTATCTAATGCGTCAAACATTTTATTGTATAACGGCATAATCTCATTTAATTTGACGTCTAATTGTATTCTAAAAGCTCCGACAGTTTCAAAACCAATACGACGTTGCAAAAAGTGATTTAATATCATTGTTTCGAATTTCTCTTTTGTTATTTTATTTGTTAATGGATATTCAAAATTAAATATTGTTTGTCTACCTTCTTTTGCTAAATCTTTTATTTTTGTGTAATCGTCAATTTCTTTGTTTCCATTTACTATTGAATTTAAGACGCTATATAGTGTCGGCGGTTTATTACAATTAGGCGGTAAAAAAGGATAGAACATTAAATAACCATTATATATTGGAATCATATTCAATCCCCCCTTCTTCGTCGTATGTTTCTTCTATTTCTTCATTGCTTGTTGGTATTCCGTCGTAGTATTTTACTTCTATTTTTTTTGTTAATGCTAGTTCGCCAGTTACTAATACTTTATTTGCTAGTTTTTCATTAATTAAGTCAACTGCTTTTTGTCTTGGCTCGAAACGACTATATCTGCTTGCTACTGTTCCGCCTTGACTTGCTAATACTTCGTCTTTTATGTTACGTTCTTTTTTCTGAAAATTCATATTTGCAATACCAATAAGACGTAAAAATTCGTTCCAGTCTTTTTCTTTGTGTACGTCGATTTTATCTGCTACGTATGGGGCTGGCTCTAAAACTATTGTTGTGTCGTCAAGGTCTAAATCTTCATACGCAATTACCGTATTTTCCATACCATCTATATTATTTACTAAATCTTGAATTGTTTTTACATTTTCTGATTTAGTTTTCCAGAATCTCGGCGTACGTTGTTGTAGTATGTTGATATCGCAAGTTCTAGTGTCTAAAGCTATACGCTCTGCATATTGTATAATATCTAGCCATAAAGGATATAGACCGTTATTATCATACATTATTACAAAGTCGTCAGAATTTTTAATAGTTTTTGTATATCCGTTTTGAGATGTTACCTTAATTGCGGTTGGTCTTCCGTATACGTCCAATTTTCCAAGTACAGTATAAGGAAGTGCCAAAAGTCCTAAAACGTCGTCGACAAAAAATGCTATACTTCCTTGTCGTAACAAACATTTATTTACATACGCCGTAGAAATAAATTTCGGCATATTCTTAAACTCGAACACATTTTCCGCAAGTGTTAATAATTGGCGTTTATACATTTCATAAGTTTTGAAGTTTGACAACTGCGAATTTATTAATTTTTTTTGCATTTTCTTTCTCCTTTCTTTCTATAATAAAAGGTGCAACGAAAATTTTGTTGCACCTTATTACGCAACTTTATACGTTGCCTATTATTCTCCGTCTTATACTGTTACGTTCTATGCTACTGTTACTGTTGATGTTCCTGAAACTGTATTATCATAAATACTTGTTGCTGTTACTGTTATTGTTTCTACTGTTGCATCACTTGGTACAAATAATTTTCCTGCGTCTGAAATTCTTACGCCGTCTGCGTATGAGTTTGCGTCAACGCTCCAATATACTGCCTTATTTGCAAAACCAGTTGTTACAACTACTGCTGAAAGTTCAAGACTTTGTCCTTTGCTTACTGTTGCTGTGCTTGGGCTAACTGTAACACTTGATACCGCTTGAGCTGTTGTTGTAAATACAATTCCGGTTTTCAAATGGTGATGTAGATACTACGCCCCAGGTATGTAACCAATGATTTGTACGCATTGTTTGTGGGTTGAAAAATTCTGTTTTTCTTCCTTCTGCCATTGCGTCCATACCATATCTGTACATTTGGAAGAAATCTGCACCAACTATTACTGCTGGAATTTCTTGTAATGCTGATTTTTCGTTTGCTGTTAATGGTACGTATCCGTCTACATATTCGTTTGGTATTACGTCTCCGTTATCGTCACGTTTTGCAAATATTTCTGCTAATCTTGGTTCGTCAAAGTTTCCGAAACCGTCGCATAGTTCCATATTTGCTTTCATTTCTGCGTCACTTCTAAAATATGAAGTTGCAAGAACGTTTGTAGTGAATTTAGCGTCAAATTTAGTTGATACGATAGCGAACTGGTCTTCAAATGCTGTTGCCTTTCTTATTCCAGCTGGGTTAAACTTTGGACTTCTAAATGTCATATCGTTTGAATATCCCTTAATTTCTGCTACTATATCTCTGTCAGTCTTTGTTGCGAAATCTTCAATTTGTACTGCTGTTACTGTTCCGTCTAAAATTCTTCTTGCAAGCATATATTTAGAAACTAGGTAATAATCATATTCCATACCTTCATATAAAGAGTTGATTATATCGTCAATTAATGAGAATAAGTCTTCTCTTTCGAAAGCCATTGCCATTTGCTCGTCTGATGTTGTTGTCTTATAGAATTTTTGATAATTAATTTCGTGTAAATATGACAATACGTTTGGAACTTCTGTATTAATGAAGTCGTGTGGTCTATTTACAAATTCGTTATAATCATATACATTTGCTATATCTGTTATAACTTCTCTAACTTGTTGTCCGTATGTTAATGTTCCTTTATCAGTAAATTTCTTCCAAGGGTTTTCCCAATGGTTTCTTGTTATTACTGTTAAACCTATTAAATTAATAGTGTTCAAAAATGCGTTTTTATACGCAACATTTTTCATTATGATTTTTCCAATACCATTTATGCTCTCGCCTTGTACTGGTAAATCTATATTTTCTCTTAAAATTGGCGTTTGATTTATTACATAACTTAACAATTCTGCTGAGTTTGTAACGTTCAAATTGCCTTGTGAAATACTTTTCTTTCTACTCATTTTCAATTACCTTCCTTTTACTTAAATTTCTTTTACGTCGATTACTTTTTCTTCTTCTAATTCTTCGACGTCTTCTTGTTTCTCTTCTTCGGCGTCGTCTTCTTTCTTTTCTTCGTCGCCTTTTAAGAATCTTTCTTTGTATTTTTCTGTCATAACTCTTAATTTTTCTTCTAATTCTTTTACTCTTTCGTTGTCTTCTGATTCTGTTTCGCCTTCGAAGCTGTCTGTTATGTCTTCCATTAATTCAATTTTTACGTCTTCGTCCATAACTTTTTCGTTTACTTTGGCAATTAATTCGTCTTTACTTAATTTCATTGACTTGTACCCCCTTTCCGTCTAATTTTTCGCATAATTTTGTTAATGCTATTGTGTTGTTATTCAATGCCTCTTTGATTTCGTCCTTGAAAGCGTCCATTTCTTTACTGTGTTGCATATTTAGTTCTTTTACGTCTTCTCTATTGTTTTTTGTTTGCTCTTTTACATATAAAGCCATACAAATACAAGCAACAATAGGAAAACCAAGCGAACTAATTAATTGTACCCAAGTTTCCATAGCAACTCTCCTTTCTTATGTTTTACATTTTAATTATAAGCATAAAATTTATTTTTTGTCAATAAAAGACGAACATTTCTAAAATGTTCGTCTATTGTTTCTAATTGGACGTGTAAATATCGCCCAAGGAAATTTACTTCGTTTTTTAATTGTAGGGGTTGGCGGAACTATTCCCCCTAAATATTCATACCAGTATTCCGCTTGTGTTCCTCTTTGTGGTTGGTTAGGGTCTGCCGGTCTTTCGTAATTAGTTAAAAAGGCTAACGCTAAATTATATGGACTATCAATGCTTTGTGTAAATTCTTGGAAACTGTAATTGTATGTTTGTGTTGCTATCCATTGCAAATTGTTTGTAACCTCATACAAAATACGATATATATTAGCGTCCATTTCTGACGGGTCATTAAAACCTTGCGTTACTATCCAGTCTGTGTATTTTGTATACGGCGTCCATTGTGCTAGTCCGTATCCGTGTGCGGTTGGGTCGCCCCCGACACTATCTCCGCTCCCAACGTCCGAGGGTTTATGCTACTTTCACTTTGCATATTTCCAAGCATACCGCAAACAGCGTTTAGCGTCCAACCTTCATTTTGTAAATAATTCCATATATATTGTGCGTTTATTTGTTCTTGTGTTAATGTTAAACTATTAGAACTGTCATACGTGTTACCCCAATATGTTCCATATTGTCCGTGTTCTTTCAATTAGTCCCATTATTTAATCACCAACTTTTGATTAGGATATATCAAATTAGGGTTTGAAATATTATTGTCTTTCGCAATTTTTTGATATGTTGTCCCGAATTTTTTTGCAATATCCGATAATGTATCGCCGTGGCTGTACTATGTATATTGTTTCTTTGGAAACATTTTGCGACAAAATTTCATTTACTCTCGCTTGTACTTGTTCATAAAGATTACCTAGTTTTTGTTTTCTTTCTTCTCCGTTTCCGTACTCTCCGCGTATTACCGCTTGGGCTAATTCTTCTATGTTTGGGTTTTCCACATAGTTTCCCCCATTTTCCACAACATTATATAATATGTCTATATCTACATTTCCTTTGATTCCGTCTACTTGTCCTTTACTTGTGTATTGCCATATATCATATTTGAAGGACGCTGTCGGCTTGCTTACGCCCCATTGGGCAAGCCATATATTATATTTTTCTAGTTCGCTTACGTTCATTTTACTTGTAAACCAATAAAGATTTGCATATACGCCTGCATTATATCCAGCGTTTTTGATTCCTTCGCAAAATATTTTTGCCATTTCTGTTATTGTTTCTCTACTTGCTTTTCCTGTTGTTTTCTCGTCTTCTAAATCATAAAATATTGGCAAGTCAAATGATTTTCCATATATAAAGTCTAGACAATTTTTTAGCTCTGCTCTCGCTCCTTCTACTGTGCTTGCATAACTATATAAATATGCTCCAATTTTTATTCCCGCATATTTGCACCCGCGATAATGCGTTTCGAACTCAATATCTTTTTGCCCTGCGTGTCTACCATAACCGCAACGAAGTATTGCAAATTCTATCCCGTTTGCTTTTAATTTCATATAGTCAACATTTGTTTGCCAACCTGATAAGTCTATTCCTTTCATATTTATTCTCCTTTCTTGTAAAAATCGATAATAACTTTTCTGTCTATTATTTCTTCAATAATACTAATATTTGCGTCTATTGTCAAGTCCGCTCTATATTTGTATTGTATCTTGCTTTCGTATATTTGCCCCCTATATTCTATTTTGATTATTATTGCGTATAATCGAAAGTCTATAAATTCTACATTTATTATTAAATTTTTGTATTTCTCTTGTAATTTGTCTTCTATCTCTAGTTCCATTGTTTTATTCTCCTTTTTAATCTTCTTTTATTACTTTAATTAAAATATTTTTAATTTTTCCATTTAATCTTTCTTCCTTTATTGAAATTATATATTTTTCTTCGTCTTCTATAACTTCGTGTAATAAATCTTCTGTGTGAGTTACTGGCTCTGTATTTCCTTTTATCCAAGATAACATATTTATTCTCCTTTCAAATTATCTAAATATTTTTCAAAATTCTTAAATTCTTGCGTTTTAGAATACATAGTCTTCAAAAAAGAATTTTCTTGTATTAATGATTTATTTTCTTCTAATAATTGTTGTATTGCCTTTTTTACTTTTGAAGATTCTATACAAAAATTATTTTCGTTACAAATTTTATTAATAACTTCTATTGATTCTTTTTCCATATTTATTCTCCTTTCATTACTTTATTGTCATAGTATTTGTTAAAATCGTCAAACGTGATTAGTCCTTTAATTGCATATATTAACATACGGTCTTCTTTGTTAAAACCTTTTCGCTTTAATATAATGTATTCTTTTAATAGTTTTAATCTTTTCATTTTTACTCTCCTTTCATAAAAATAATTGTTTGCTTTTGCAATAAGCCATAACCAAGCAAGCGAAATAATCTTGAATATTACTACGCTTGCTGTTATTTGTTCTTGTTCTCCTATTAAATATAAAAATGCAAATATTGATATTATTAATATTACTGCTTTTTTCATTTGTTTTCACTTCCTTTCGACACTTTAATACTACCATAATATGTTGTATATGTCAAGGACTTTTGAAAATTTTTTCAACAAAATGTTGTTCGGT